GTGATATTATTTGTTGATGTAACAACATTAGAATCGTCTACATAATAATAACCACCGGCGTTTGGCTCACCAGGCTGAGTATGTTTATAAAACAATCCGCCGCCTTGTCTAGTAAGTATTACAGTGCCTGTAGGTTCGCCTGCATAAAAAGTATTATGAATATCGCTTATGTCTGCATCGCCTAAATCTAATCTTTCTGCGTGTATAACATTTGCAAAAATATCATTGACATGGTGGGTCGTACTACCTATACTATAAGTGTTAGATATGCTTGGTAAAACGTCAGCACTTAGAGTGATTTGATCTGTAAATGTTTTTTGCCCGCCGATACTCTGTGCACCGCTTGTTCTAACCACAGTGCTGTCAACATCTATGACACCAGTGCCGCTTGTATATGTAATACCATCGCCACCACTAAAATGTGCTCTTACTTCTGCGGCACTTGGTCCTGTGTAGGTAAATACGCCGTTTGCATAACTAAATGAGCCGTCACCACCTGAATCCACAGCACTGAAGTCTGAGAACAATAGCATATCATTATCTGTGCTACCGTCATTGCTAAACTGCCATCTGTTTGAACCTTCGTCCCACTTGATGTAGGTATCAGTACCTGTGCTACCACGTTCTACTTTAATTTGTGCATCTGTTGCTGTTGCAACATTACTGTTTAGTATAATTTCTGAATTTTGTACTTGTAAATCTACATAGTTAAGGGAGTTAACATTACCTGTTACAGATAATTCACCGTCAATTGTAAAGCCAGGTACTGTGGCACCACTTAAATCCACTGTGCCAGTAAATGTTTGAGAACCAGTAATTACTTGACTTGCACCACTAATAAGAACATTTGCATTATTAAATTGTAGTTCTCCATTCACAATACCCAATGTATGTTGGTCTAAATAAATTGTGGATCCGCTTAGATATACGTCTTGCCATCTTGCTGAATTACTACCCAAGTCATATGTTACATTTGCACTTGGTATGAGATCACCCTGAATAGTTTGTGAATTAATATCTAGTGTACCACCCAGTTGTGGAGTTGTATCTTCTACAACATTGTTAATGCTAACTGCTTGAGCATCTGTTTGTGCTCTGGCTGTTGTATAATATAAGTTTGTTCCTTCTGTAACATCATCTGTTGTTAAACTTTGACTTATGACACCAGTTGTGCTATTATAATCAATATTGCTGGTCGCACTAAAATGTGCTCTTACATTTAATGGTGCGGCATCTATTCTGGCATTTGCTTCTGTTTGATCTGGACCTATATAGGTTATAACACCAGTAGAACTGCTGTATGACAATGATCCGTCACCACCAGATTGTAAATGGCTAATGTGTGCTCTTACATTTGCGGCTGAATTGTCTATTCTGGTTTGTACTTCTGCTAAACTAGGACCTGTGTATGTAAATACACCTGTGCCACTATTGTAAACAAATGAACCGTCACCGCCAGCATCAGTTGCACTCACATTACCTCTAACTGCTGTAACAAAATCTGTTATGTTGTTAGATGTAATACTGATTGTGTTTTCACTTGCGGCTGTTATTAAACCTTTTCCGTTTACAGTAAATGTGGGTACTGTACTTGCATCACCAAACTCACCTACGTTAGTGTTAACTGTGTTAAACACAATTGGTAAATTAAGATCTGAACTTGCATCGAATGGTTGGGCTGAAGTTGTTGTGGCATCTCCACTTACAGTAAAGTTTCTGGGTACTGTTAATGTAACATTACCTGTGTAAAATGGAGCACTGATGTTATGTGAATGACTTACGTTTGCACCAACTACTGCTAGTGTTGCATTTGCTTCATTATACGTTAAATATACATTACTTGACCCTGAACGCAGTACAACTGATCCAGGCATTGCTGCGCCGGTTTCATCTACTCCGTCACCGTTTACTAATAGTTGTTCGCCGTCGTACTCTACAATTTGAAGTGTACTACTTTTGATTAAATCGCGTTGCTCGAACTCACCTTCAATGGTGAGTTTACCTTGAATAATTAATTCTTCATCAGCATTGATATAGGTGCGTTTATTTGCCATTCTCGATTGTTTCCCTTAATTACGGATTATATAGAACTATTTATCACTTTCTATAGGAAGAAATTTTACCCAAGAAAAAGCCCACTTACGTGGGCTTTGACTTTCAGTAAAGTAATTCTTACTGGAATGATACGTTTGCTAATGAAATAGCGTCAACGTAGTCACCTGCGTTACCCAAAGAGCTTGCAGTGTTAGTTAGTTCTTTATAACCATAACGTGTCATAAAGCTAACAACTGGCTCAAATGTAGCAGGATCCATAACTGGACCTGTGCTCATTAGAGGAACGTATGGGCAGTAGAACGCAGGAGCATCTGTTTCAGATGAACCTTTGTAACCAACTAGGATTCTAGCACTAGGATCACCTGAGCTAGCATCTTGTGCGTAGTTGTCTACAAATACTTTTACTGTACCATTTAATGTACCAACAAACTTAGTGTTTGTAGGTGCTTCAAATGAACCTTCTGTTGTGCGAGCAAATGTTGATGTGCTTGCTGACTGAAGGATTGTTAGTGCTTCTGGAGAAACAACAACGTAGTTACCAGCACCGCGGCGTGTTCTTGCTGCGATTCTGTTAGCTGCTCTGTTGATCTCAATAGCTAGTGCAGCGTGACGGTCACCAACATATACGCTTTGACCACTTAGGCTTGAGAAGTCTAAAGTTGTACCAGCGCCTGCTAGTGTACGTAGAGAACCGATAATTTCTTGGTCGATTTCAACTACGATTTCCTGTGCTAAAGCAGCCATGATTTCTGACTCAACGTCAACACCATGCATTGCTTCTGCGTCTTGTGCTGCCTCAAAAGTCCAGCGAGCTGATAGACGTCTTGTCTTTGCTTCTACTGTTTCTTTCAAGATTTGAATGCTCATCTTACGACCAGGTGTTCCTTCAGCAGTTGCAGTAGCATCAGGTGAACCTGAGTATGCATTTGCTAGATCAAATGGTGATAGAGCTTCTGTACCGGCAGTAACGCCTGCAGCTGATTCTGCATAACGTACACGTAAAGTGTGGATTTGGCCTACTGGACCAGTCATTGGTTGTACACCAACTAATTCGTTCGCGATAACGCTAGGCATTACACGTCTAATTAGTGGTAACATTACCTTGTTTAATGTTGCAACGTTGCCTGCACCAGTTGCGCCTGTGGTTGCTGCCTCTGACAATTGTCTTTTTGCATTTTCGAGGACAACATCCATAGTTTTTTGACGTTGACCTGTTAGGCCTTCCATCAACGCATCTTTGGTTGCTGACCAGTTGCTTTCAAATAAGTTTGCCATGATTAAACTCCTATTATTTTGAAAGTCCGGCTAATTTACGGATCGTGTCGATCTCAACAACACTCTCCGTGTTGTCATCGGCTTCTGTCTTCACAGACGCCTTTTTATTACCAGTGTGTTCTTTAACTACTGATTCTGTCAATGCTTTCTTTACTCTTGGTGTTTCGCCATCTAAAACAGATGGAAGATACTTATTGAATTGCTTCTCTAAGTTCTCTGTCTTAACACTTTCAAGTAAGTCTTGCATAATTTCTTTCTTCTCTTTGCCTAGTGGTGCTAAAAGACTATTAAGTGTTTCCTTACGGTTATACTTGTCTTCAGCAACTCTTAACTTTGACTCTACCAATTGCTTGGCTTCGCTTTGCTCTGCAATTGCTTGCTTCGCTTCGTTAAGTGCTTTTTCCATTTCGGCTAACTGTTTCTGTACCGTCTTAATTTCTTTCGCTTCGTTTAAGTACGATGTATTGTACTCAGTTGCGAATGCTTCAAAAATTCTACGGCCAAAGTCATTTTCGCGAGCCTTAGTGATGTCGTCTTTAAATGATTTAACTTCATTAGTAATAACTCTGTTAACAACGTTTTCAACTTTGTCAGCAGCTTTCTTAATAAAGTCTTTCTTAGATTCAGCAAGTTGTTTCTTGCCTTCTCTAATCATTTTAACTTTTTGCTCAACTAATGCTTTCTTGTCTTCGTGGAACTCTTTTAGCTCTTCAGCTAATTGCTCGCTCACAAACTCGTCGAGTTTGCCAACGTGCTCTGCTACACGATTACGGTCTGCACGTAGTTCCTTGACTTCTTTAGCAACTTGTTGAGTTACAAAAGTGTCAAGTAGTTTTGCATGCTCACTAATGGCTTTGCGATACTTAACTTGTTGCTCGGCTAAAGATTTTCTATCCTCTGCTAGTTCTGAAATTTCAGCTTCAACTTTAGTTGTGATAAAATTGTCCATTGCTTCCACAATAAGACCTTTATCATGTTCATAACGTTGAGCAAACTCCTCACGGAGTTCTGCTGTAACTTCTTCACGTGCTTCGGCTAGTTTACCTTCCCAAGCTTCTTGAATGCCAGCTTTAACTTCTTCAGTTAACTCTGTGCCTTCAAGTAGTTCGTTAAATGTACCTGCCATAGTAGTCTCCTACTTCTTAAGTTCGTTAATGAAAGCAGTTATCTGCTTCATCAGGTGTTTTTCTGCGGATTTGTCGTGTGTGACTGCAGAAGCGGTATTGTAAATTACACTACCGCCACGCATGTTAAATAAACTTTCATAAATTGTCTTTGGATATGCATCTGGTGCACTGGGCTGGGCCACAATGTCGACTGTAACTATATCAAAGTCAGAAACTTTACCGCTCTGACTTACATTACCGCTACCTCGACTACTTACGCCCAGTTTGGCTCCAGCCTTTAAAAGGCTACGAGCTATATTACCCATAGGTGTGTCTATGATTTTTAGTTTACCCATCCCGTTATTGTCTTCAGTATGCATGTCGACAATAATGTGACTCACACGGTCTAAATTAATTTGTAATTCTTCTGGGTGATCCAGTTCTCCTAGCACAGTTTCACCTGTACTAAGTCTCTTTCGCACACTTTCCACTGCACGTTGGATTTCTTGTTTCGGGTAAACACGACCATTCTGATTTTCAACCTCTCCCTGAATGAACAGGCCGGCCATCATCAAGTCTTTACCGTCTTCAGATTCCATGAGCTTTAGACCCGCATGATCCGAGCTCATATATTCGTATAGTTTACGTGGTCCCATAAGTAATTACTCCTACAATTTATGCCTTTTTAGGCTCAACTTTAATGTTGTCTGTAGGTGTGTGGTCCTTCGCTGAGTCACCTTTAGCGCCTTCGCCACCGTCTTTGGCTTTTACAGGTGTACCTGCGCCTTGTACGGATGTCTTTTTAGGTGCTTTTGTGTATGGTGATTCGTTGCTGTCTGCTTCGACGCCTTTGCCATCTAATGGCTGACGGTCAACATTGTCGCTTAACTTTGTTGCTTCCTCAATCTCTTCAGAATCTGCTTCTTCAGCTTCTTCTAAATCATACTCGACTGATTCCATTTCTTCGCCTTCGTCATCGTCATCCATGTCCATGTCCATGTCCATTGGCATGTCCATATCCATGTCGTCTTCTGGCTGGTCTTCACCGTCGTCGTCTGACATTAATTTTTCGAATTCAGCACGTAGATCTTCTAGTTCTGCTTCTAGTTCGTCAACTTTATCTTCGATATCGTCGTCGCCCATGTCAGCGTCCATTTCGTCTTCGTCTTCGTCTTCGTCTTCTTCCAAGCCTGTTTCGTCAGCGTCAATTTCTGCTTCTGCTTCTTCCTGCTCGTCATCGAACAAAGGAGCATCTTCATCAACTTCAATTTCTTCTGCTTCTTCTACGGCTTCTTCAGTGTCTTCTTCTGACTCTTCAACTGCTTCCTCTTCGGACTCTGCTGATTCGTCAACTTCTTCATCAGTCTCTTCAACTACTTCTTCGCTTTCGTCAAGAACTTTTTCGTACTCTGCACGAGCCTTGTCTACTACATATTCGTGTAGTAAGTCTTCGGCTTTTTCGTTCTCTTCTGCTAAAAGGAGCTCAAGAATTTGATCTAATTTCTCTCTTGACATTGTGGCCTCCAAATAAGTTTCGTAGATAGACTCGTATAGTCTAATCTTACCATTACTTATAGTTTTTTAAAAAATAATGAGGAATAAGCCCAGAAATGAGCTCATTTTCGTGATTCGTAAAAGATATTTACTAGATTATGATCGGAACTTATAATGTACTATTATCTGCCGCTGGTGCAGCATACATTACTCTGGCAAATTTATCGTGTTCTATCTTCTCTAGTTTCTTTATTTCTCTGTACTTACGCAGTTTATTTAGCTCTTCCAGAGTTAATTTGCTTTTTCTAGTATCGTCCTGCTCTCTTTTGTCATGCTTGTCATTTGCAGGATCGTAAAATTCTCTAAGTCTCATTATACTACCTCTCCTCCAGGCGCTGGGGCCGCTGTGGGGTCTGGAGCCATTGCTGGATCAGCTGCTGGATCTGCCATGCCTGACATATCAACGTCAGCTTCTGCATCTACCATGTCGTTAGGTGCTGGCCTTACTCCCATTGCTCCTAGTCCAGGTACACCTTCCTCTTGTTGTGCTGTCTCATATTTCTCAGCACCGTTTTCCTGTCTCCACAGTTCTTCGTTTTCACGTATTTCGTCTTCAGTTAAGCCCAGATACTTTTTAAGTTTAAACTGATTAGCCATATAAGGAATAGCCTGAATCTGTGCAAACAACTGAGCCTTTTCTGTTTCCAGTTGTATTTCCCTATATGAACTAAAGTTCATTGGCTTGTTAAATTCTAAATAATAGTTACCGCTATCAATTTCTACACCACGATGCTTGACAAACATCTTGAATTCACGGTCTAAATCTTCCTGAATTTGCTTTTGTAAACGTTCTACATACTTGGCAAATCTATACTCTTGAATGTATGCAACGCCCACTTTGCCGTCATTATATACAGCGGAACCGTCTTCTGGCCCGGTTGGTAGGTAACTACTAGGTACCCTTAAACCACGTAGAAGTTTGTTATTGAAGTACCTTAAATCATCTATCTGACCCAGGTTTTCACCGCCTGGTAATGTGTCTACTTTACTGCCTCTACCCTCTGCTGTTTGTGCAAAAAAGTAATCTTCCAGCATGCTCATTGGGTTATATGCACTGTCTGCAACACTGTTACCGTCTTTGTTTTTGCCTGGAATACGCTTTTGCTGTACAGCATACTTAACTTGTTCCAGGTACTGACTTGCTTTATGAGGAGGCATATTACCTACATCAATAAAGAACACACGTCTTTCTGGTGCTCTGTGCACCCTATATATAATAATAGAGTCCTCTAATAATTCTTTTTGTTTAAATGTTTTAAAAATAGGTTCCAGGATACTGATACCAAACGGCCATGCACCGTCCATGCCTTCTGTTAAACTGATATGTACAACATGTTGTGCATCTACTGGTATACCCTGATCCTGACCTTCTACTGAACCCGGTGCATATCCTGTTGCACTAATGTTAGTGGGGCTCATGATGCCTGTGATTCCTTGTCCGCTACCAAAAGGTCTAGCATGCATTGGTGCAACATCAGTTGCTACACGTTCTGCTGTGATGGGATCAATATTTTTAATAAAGTATGTTTCAATTTTTTTGCCTTCGCTTTCGTTTACAATAACTTTTTCCACGTTGGCTGGATCAACCCACATCATTTCATATGTTTCTGGGTCACGAATAAAAATTTGATCTCCGTACTTGATGGTGTTACGGAAAATTTTGAATGCTCTTTTATATAAGTCGTTTAAATTACACCATTGTTGTAGTGTTTTAGAAATAATTTTGCTTTCAGTATCGCTTGGGTTTTCAATATACTTGATGCTGAATGGTAAACCGTTAACTTCTTCTTCTTGAGTGCCAAATTCTGCAATGGTATCCAGTGCTGTGTTAATTTCTGAATCCCCATCCATGTTATCATACTGCATGTATCTAAGCAGTCTGTTTGGCGAGCCAGCATATACTTCAGGTAACCAACTCTCAAAACGACTTGTTGCCGCTCCTGGCATTCCTGTAGGCTGATTACCCTGTATGTTAATGGGTAAACCACTATTGTCAACAGGTGTAAAGAACTTTTTCCAACTCATATATTGTCTCTTTTAAAGTTATATGCAACTATTTATCAGGAATCTGATTATTGAGAGGATTTTATCGGCGTGTTATAATTGTTTATTATTAATAGTAATCAATTGGTCTAATTTTTGATTTGTTTTTTTGATTAAATCTGCTAAAGATGCATTACCACCACTGCTTGGTTTAGGTGGTCCTACATCTTTGCTAGTGTTTACTTGAGGATTCACGCCTTCAACACTGTTTACATCTTCTGGATCAGGGGTAGGTGGCAAGGGACTTGGACCATTTACAGCACCCACATCATTTGTAACTGTTACATTTGTTGATGCACTGCTTATCAGGTTGCGATTGATTTCTGCCATGGCATCACTGATAGATAACAAGTTATCAGGATTTAAGTCTGTCATATTTCTCAGTGCATCTGCATATAAGTTTATAGCGGCGGCATTTTTAACTATGCCTCCAGCACCGATATCTAACCCACCAAATTCTTTCAGACGCTCAAATGCTTTTAATGAAGAGTCGCTCATTAAGTCTTCTGTTGCTGATTCCAGATTGTCCAGGTTCACATGTTGTAGTTCGCCCATTGCTAGTGCATAAGCCAAAATAGCATTTGAGTTAGCCATAACACCTGCGGCATTTATGTTGGTAGCACCAAATTCTGCCATTTTTTCTAATGGAGTGTCGCCACCAAATAATCCCACTATGCCAGAACCTATATCGGATAACAATGCACCAATAGTTGCTCCTGGGTAATCCACTGCACCCAATTGGCCCATTGCGGCACCATATGCAGTAATTGCTTCAGCATTCTTGATGATGCCGTCTTTGTTAATTGTTGCCTCACCAAACTTTTGTACTTTTTCCAGCAGTGTATCACCACCAAACAGTTTAACTAAGCCTTCACCTATACTACCTATCAGGTTACCTGCACCGCCTGCACCAGCACCGCCACCTGCAGCAGCCATTGCTTTTGCGTATGCAACTAATGCTTGTGCATTATTTTCTATGCGATCTTTGGGGAATTCATATTTGCCAAATTCTTCAACTTTATCAAATATGCTTGTACCGCCAAAGAATTCATTCATGCTGTCTAGCAGTCCGCCCACAATGTTACCCAGTGCGCCTACAACACTACCAGCACCAAACGCAGCAATACCTACACCAAGTGCGGCCATACCGCCACCCACTTTGATCAGGTTCATGCCGTCTATATCACTGAACGATCTTAATCCTTCGGCCAGTGTGGGTAATGCTTTACCCAGTATCCAACTAGCGCCTGCAATACCTGCACCGATTGCAACTATTGCAGCACCTAAAATACCAGCACCTATAAGTATAGCAGGATTAGCAAATGCAGTCAACCCTTTTGCTAAACCTTGTAGTATGGCACCAAATGCTTTGCCCAAGCCTGTTCCAATAGATTTGGCTGCTTTGCCTATGCCATCAGCAATACCTGCAACAGCATCGCCTAAACCTTTACCCAAACTCTTGAGTGCTTTACCTAAATTTTTACCTATGTCTGCAATGCTTTTACCAAAACTACCAGCACCTTTTGCGGCTGCATTTCCTGCTTGTCCGCCTGCTGTGTCACTGGCGGCATTACCGCCGCCACCAAAACCTAATTTACCAAAGAAACTTTTGACACCTTTACCGGCACTTAAGAGCTTATTAAATGCTACAAAGCCAACAATGGCTGTACCTATGACGCCACCTAATGATGTAAAACTTTTGGCTAGTGTTTCGCCTGCTCCTGCAAAATCACCAGTCATGGCTTTTGCTATGGCCACGAATGGTCTAGTTACACCGGCAATCACACTACCCAGCAGTTTAAATGTATCTATAATTGTTTTGGCGCCACCATCTTTAAACCATTGTCCAAAACTGATAATCACTGGAACTACTTTTTGCCTTAACATATCTCCAAGATTAGTAAATCCACCTTCAGCGTCACCAAACATTTCCGTAATTTGCTTAGATATATCTCCCATTACGGTTTTAAACACATCTGTAATGCCCATTTGATCTGTTACATTTTCTTTTATTAACTTGCCGCTAGCATCAGTGTATTCTCTAATCATTGCGCCTGAATCGTCAATATATGTCTTAGCATTTTTTGCGCCTTCAGGTAGAGCAGCCATAGTAGTGCTAAATGCTGTTGCAAAACCTGCAAGAGCAGGTCCTAATGCACCGCTCATGTCATTGAACAAACCGCTAATGCCCCCACTAAATTTAGCCATGGCATTATCGTACTGCTTGGCACCTTCTGCCAGTTTGTTCATTTCTGCGGCTGTTGTTGTACCGTACTTTTTGGCTGCTATCCTAAGCTCACCCAAACTCTTGGCAAATTCTACACCTGCAGTACCCATGCTACCTGCTAATAATTGTGAACTCAAATTATCAAAATCTTCTGAATCCATATTAGCCGCAGTCTCAAGCAGTGTTGCCTGGAAGTTTGCCATTTCCTCGCCTACTTTAGCCACAACTTTAGGATCATTAGATTTAGCCATGGCATTCATATTTTTAACACTCTTGACTAATTCAGGATTAACATAGTTCAGTGTTCTAAATAATTCTTGCCCTGATTCTCCTGCAAATGCAACAGCAGCACCAATTTCATTACCAATGCCATCTATCAAGCTCTGGCTTAAGCCGCTGGCGGCCAAGTTACCCAGACCTTTTTCCATGGTTAGTGTGAAGCCACGAGCAACATCGTCTCCCAATCTGGCACCTATACTTTGTACTCTGAGTGCAAACTCTGCGTTTTCTTCCAGTGTTTGCCTGCTAGCACCACGAATATCATCTATGCTTTTGCCTAACAGTTTAGCAGCATTCATTTGACTGTCATATAATTCAGCACTACGCTGTGCGGCTTGTGCAGCGTTTAAATTATCCAGTATGCCTAACTTTTGTCTGATTTCCAAATCATCTGCTGCAATTTCTGCAAGTTGGTTCATGTTCAGACCAAATTTAGCACCACTGGCGGTTGCTTGTGCTAGTGCCTGAGAAACTCCCAAAAAGGAATCTTGGCCTATGGCTGCAATAGTAGAAGAAGACTTTGCCATCAAGTCTGATGCTTCTGTTGTTGTTAATCCCAGTCTGTTAAAACTGGCAATGGTACTCGCAGTTGAGTCGCCTACACCATCTAAACCCATACCCTTTTCACTTAGATCAGCAATAACACCACCCAAGTTTAGTGCATTTTTGCCCAGCAAACCAAATCCTGTGATTGCTGTACCCACAGCCATGACAGATAATTTTATAAAGGAATTAGCTAACTTGTTAGCCGCGGCGCCTGCGTCGATCATGCTAGCACCGAACACACTCTTGCCCTGTTTGGCATCTTTGTGTATATCTTTAAGAGTATCTGCTTGTTCTTTTTGGTATTCTTCGCGTTTTTCGTTGTCTTTTAGTTGCTCTGCAGAGTTTTTAACCAGTTTTTCATATAATGCAAACTCTTTTTTGTTCGCTGAAACCTGAGCCATAAGCAGTTTCATGACTTCCTGCTGTGTGGTTTCCAGAGCGTACTCTGGTAACATGGTGCCGTCTGGTAATGTAATGTTGGCCATTCAGTTCTCTATTATATGCTGTTTTTATGGTGATAAATACCTTGTGGATAAATCACACTTTACGATATTTATCCATTTTATTAACAGGAGTTTTAAATGGCAAACACACAAAATCCATTATCAGGTTTTTATCGTGCACCCAAGTTATATACTGGTTTACCTACCGGTGGTAAATTTTATGATGATGGTGTTATTGACTGGCCTGAAACAGATGAGCTTGCAGTATTTCCTATGACTGCTAAAGACGAAATGATCATGAAAAATCCTGACGCACTGCTTAACGGTGAGGCCGTAGCACAAGTGATTGCCAGTTGTGTACCAGCAGTAAAGAAGCCGCGTCAGTTAATCAGTAATGACGTTGACGCATTATTAATTGCTATTCAGGGTGCGACTGCTGGAGACGAAGTTGAAGTATCTGGTAAGTGTCCTAAATGTAATGAGCAGGTAACTAGCATTGTTAGTATTGAAGGTGCATTAGACACTATGACTGTGTTAAAGGAAACATATCGTTTTAAAACAACACAGGATTTAGAGATTGAGATCAGACCTTACACTTACGAAAGCACAGTTAAAGCAGGTATTGCAAACTTCCAGAGCACACGTAGTTTACAAAGTTTACAGAATATTGAAGACGAGATGGAGCAACTTAAAGCATTTAACAATAACTTTATGCAAATTGCTGCTCTTAACTTTGACTTGATTGTGGACAGTGTGTCTTGTGTACGCGGTAAAGATGCAGAAGGCGAAGACTTTATTGTAACTGACCGCAAGCATATCAGAGAATTTTTGGAAAACTGTGAGAGTGCAGTTGGTCACAAAATTGAAGACAGCATTGCAGAAGTTAACAAACTGGGTGTACAGAAAACTGTGCAACTGGAATGTGAAGATTGTGAAGAAACATTTGAACAAGACATAGGATTTGATCCTGTAAATTTTTTCACAGCTTCCTAGCCAAAGCAGAACCTGAGCAGATTTTAGAACTAATTAATCGTCTCAGAAAAGAGTCTGATACACTGGAAAAAAGCCTGATTGAAATTGCAGTGTATAGCGGAGGAAGCATAAGTTGGCAGGACGCTTTACTTATGAGTTCGCGAGAGAGAACCACCGCTGTTAAAGTTATTAATAATTATAACAAATTAAAGTCAGGCAAAGCACCTAACGAAGAACTTTAATATGACAACCAAATGGTTATTCGATGTGGATGGCACACTAACACCCAGCAGAGGAACCATCCACCCAGACTTTAAAACTTTTTTTCATGATTTTTGTAAAAACAATCATGTATATCTGGTCACGGGCAGTGACAAACCTAAAACAGTAGAGCAAATTGGTGCAGACACCTTCAACCTTTGCAAAAGGGTATATAATTGTAGTGGCAATGAAGTGTGGGAAGGTGATGTGCAAATTAAAAGCTCTGACTGGATTTTACCTGAAGACATGCATGAGTGGCTCAGCATACAACTAACTGACAGTCCTTATCCCAAACGTACTGGTTTGCATTTTGAACACAGAACTGGCATGGTTAATTTTAGTGTGGTAGGCCGGAATGCCCAGCATGGTGACCGCAAACACTACTACACATGGGATTGTGTACATAATGAAAGATTAACTATTGCCGAAAAGTTTAACAGACTATTTGGTGACAGGGTGATTGCCAAAGTGGGCGGTGAAACTGGATTAGATATTTTTCCTGTTGGTTGTGATAAAGCCCAAGTTATTAAAGACTTTGAACCAGAAGATGACTTACATTTTTTTGGTGATAGATGTGATGTTAATGGAAATGACTATAGTATATCTGTTAAAATATTAGATCACGGTGGTCGTGTATATCCTGTTACAGACTGGCAATCAACCTTTTCCTATCTAGTAAGCTCAACTGAGAAGACCTAAAGGTCTTTCCAACTGCATTCATTCACTTCGCTTACGCTCAGTTCATTCATTTGTTGGAATTTTTTTACTAAGTTCATTATATTCGAACAAGTGAATTCATATTATATAAAGTACTTGCGACAGATGTTGAGGCCATACGAAGCCTGATTAAGGCTTCATATAAAAAAATGGCTTGCTATCGCTCTTGCGACTAGTGTCTTCAACCACACTGAAGGTAGGTATTTAATCTGCTACACAATGGGCTCTGACCTTTCCCAACCTACGTCGACTTGCTTTCGCAGCTGTTCTCTCGCTTCAATAGAAACAGTGTTTATGTGCATTGCAGTTGTTTGATTGACAGCATTCAACCTACACTAATACTTAACACCAGTGGGTGTGTCTCAGTGTGTACGTGTCTGGTTACATTTTCGCCAGGTTTTCCACAGCGGTATTACTATCCGGCCCGCCAACCTTGTGTGCTGTTTGTAAATGCCTTGATGTGTTTTAAAGATGTGCCATGTATGCCATGTTAGCCAATTTATAGTTAGTCTTTGCTGAGTGCTTCACGTAAAATTTCTGAACCGCCAACTCTGACATTGATTATACCATTATAATACTCATCTGTCAATAGTACCTGTCTGTCAAACTGTTCTTTTGCTTCTAAGTAACTGGCCACTCCACGACTAGGACAAAAGTGTAGTATTTCGCGAGTAAAATTCTCTTCTCCAAACTCAGCAACATCTGCTTTTAGATGATCTGAACTACCCCAATACTCTCGCCAGTCACTTTCTTTAGTGCCTCGCCTTTTGTTCTTTTTGCCTTTTAGTGGTGGTTTAGTTGTTTTAAACTTTGCAAGTTTTTTGCCCACGTACTTTTTATCGTTAATTTTATTCGTGATCAAATACACGAATGCTTCGCAATCTTCTGGTAAATTGTCTATTATATTACCTTGATGTAGCCATGGACTCATAATTCCTATTTACGAGTCTGATTTGGTATATGTACTAAGAAACGAAGTCAGTGTCGGTGTTGTAACTGGTAAAGCCGCCTTCCTTGATAACTGTAAGTACACTGTTCACACGGCCAACAAGTTCTTCTTTGTGGGATACCAATAAGATATTTTTCTTGTGGTCTCTGTTCATCTTTTTGAGGATAGCAAGACTGTTTTCAACACCCATACTATCCATACCAGAGTCAATAAGTTCGTCGATGCACAACAAGTTCATTGGATGATTGAGACTTTCGTATATGTCACGGAATGCCCAACTCAAGCTCAGTATCAATCTGTTACGTTCACCTCTGCTCAAGTTGTCAAAGTCTAAGTCTCTGCCATACTCTGTGATTTCCACAGTCAAGTCACTAGCAAATTTAACTTCGTGTGGTAATCCAATTTTGTCTAAGTAATAACTTAATCTATGATTTAAGTATGCAATATTCTGATCAATAATACGCTTACGTATAAAACTGTCTTTGTTTGTTAATAACTTGTATAAAAATTCCTGATGCTCTCTGAGGTCATTTAAATCGTTAATGTAGTCCCAACTTATCTCTTCTAATCCTGTATCCTTGAGACCTTGTATTTGGTCTGTATACGGATTTTCTTCGTTCATTTTTTCAGCCATCTGCTCTGCAAGGCTTTCTAAGTTGTGTTTGTGTTCGTATGCCTCTTCCACAGTTTTATAAAAGGTGCTCACTGTATCAGGAACCTTGATAAACTCTAGTGCCTCACCTAGCTCTGAAATTTCAGCTGCCTTTTGATTATAGTAATCATCCTCTTCTTGTATCTTTACTTCTAAATCTTTTGTGTACTGCTCATGTGTGTCTAAATGTGCAGTAGGTTGCTCACATGCGGGACACACACCTTCTTTTGCACTTTGCAAATCACTTTGTAAACCCTCTAATCGCTCCTTACTGCGAGCAAAACTGGTTTTAGCAGTATTGTAGTCTTTCTCAATAGTGTTTAAAATGTCTTGTTGTTCTTTTGCTTCAGTATTTTGTTTATGCCCAGCAATCTCAGCATCAACATCTAGCTCTGCTAATGTTGTTATAGCCTGCTCCATGTTCTGTAATTTTTCATTATGTGAAACAGACCAAGCCTTGCTACGGCTTTCAATCTCTTTGATGTTTTTACCAATACGTTCATTACTTGCTTGTACAGCATTAATGCGTATTTCTTCTTCTTTGATACTATCTTTGGTATCTTTAAGTAACTCTTTGAGTATGTCTGCTTTAGAGCTCAAATCTGTAATACCCAACAATTGCTCAATCATAGCACGTTGATCGTTATTACGCATGCTCAAGAAAGGTTCGGTGTAAGTGTTCAGTGCAACAATGTGCTTAAACATCTCATGTGGGAAACCAATAATTCGTTCTATGGCTTTTTGTGTTTCTCTGCTGTCACCCTGTGCGTCGTCATCTTCACGCTCAACACCGTTGATTAACAGTTTAAGTACATTAGGCTTACGCCCACGTTCAATACGATATTCTACTCCAGCAATCTCAAACTCTACTGTGACCATCATGCCCTTACCATTTGTTTTGTTGATAAGGTTGTCACGTTTGATATTGGTTAGTGCTTCGCCATACAAACCGTAGCTCAATGCATTAATAATAGTGGTCTTACCAGTACCATTTCTGCTACCATCACCACCCATATCCAGGTTATGCCCTAGTACAAGTGTGAGCTGGTTATTGTCAAAATTAACCGCTTGTGTTTGTGCACCAATACTCATAAAGTTTCGTGCACTTACGTTTTTAATCTTTAACATAAATTAGATTTCTAATCCGTTATAAATCTCAATAAGTTTATTCTTGTCAACTGTATCACTTTCCAGTTGATCTAATTGTGCAACCACAATCTGGTCCACACTTTCAAAACTTATATCACCACCTTCGTATTCTTCCTGCTCTTCTTTTACTGGCAACAAATGCAGTTCACGCACTTGATATTGCTCAGCCATCTTCTCTCTAATAAAGTTCGCTTCTTCGTAACTTATAGGTATATCTAATTTTACACGAGCATGGGTATATCTGTCAAGTAGTTCATGGTGCTTGTCTAACATATCACTCAGAGAAATAACCATGTACTTGGGACAATCAGCCCAGTTTACATATTGAGGTTCTTTGCCCCACTCTAAAAACATAGCACCGCGTTCATTGTCGCCAGCATCAGCGTAGTTGTGTGGGAAAGCATTACCAATATAA